TTATTGTATGGTGCATCTAGCATAGCTAAAAGTACACTTACAAAGATTTTATTTTATCATTATGGCAAATTGTTTAATTTACCTACCAATCCAGAGTTTAAGTACACACGCAATCCCGTTGATCAATTTTGGTCTAACTTCAACTCTACACAATGGTGTGTTCAATTGGACGATATAGGATTTATGCATCCTAATGTAGCGTCTTCGGGCGATCCATCCCTTATGGAGATGTTGCAAGTGGTAAATAATGTACCCTTTGTTCCAACGCAAGCTGCATTGGAGGATAAGGGTCGAACACCTCTTAAAAGTCGTCTAGTTTTAGCAACAACAAACACCGAACATCTAAATACATTATTTTATTTTTCTTGTCCACTAGCTGTTCAAAGACGATTACCTTTTGTTATTGATGTTCAACCCAAACCAGAATTCATGAAAGATGGTTGTATGTTAGATGGGGATAAAGTCCCACATGTTGCAGAGGGTGAATATCCTGATTTTTGGCACTTTGTAGTCAAACGTGTAGTTCCTTTAGGATCTAAGCGTGAAGGACAGCGAGGTACCTATGAAGAGATGGCAAGATACGATAACATATATGATTTCCTAGATTGGTTTTCTGAAACTGCTATTCATTATGAATCTATGCAAGATAAAGCTGTGGAGTGTAATGACATAATGGAAAAGATTCAATTGTGCAAATGTTATCGCCCACTCAGCAAGTGTAAGTGTGTGCCATCAACATTGCAATCTGATGATGACTTTTTTGGTGAGACTGAATGGATAACCAAAACTATGGCAAATATTAAAGAACATATGGCAACATATTACCAACCGGAATCACATCTTCTGCAAGATGTTCAAACAGATAATGGTGTATTTGGTGTATTTAAGCTTATGTGGTATACTGGTGTCATGTTCGCATATTTGCGGAGCCCTATTTTGCAAAGATTTTGTGATTTTCTATTTGGCAACAATTTCATGTTTAATCACTGCCTTACAATTTCTGCAGATCATACTCTATGGAGGAGTTTGTTTAAGTATGTAGGGCATAAAGCTCAAGCACGGATAGGTAGTGTGAAACTGCTTTGTTCTATAGCTTTATTTCTGACATCAACATATGGAATTTATAAACTTATATCTCATTTTATGAGTAAAGAAGTCTTTAATACCCAGGGTGATGAGGAAATTGTTGCTTCTGACGTATCCAGTTCAGATATAGGACGAGCCCCTCAAGCTAAAGAGGAGGAGCGTGTCAATGTTTGGTATAAAGATGATTATCAAGTAACTACTTTTGATGTTTCTGCACAAAGTCTTTCTATGAAAGGTTTGGAACGTGGAGCTATTGAGAGTATTTTGCTTACTAATTGTGTTTTTATCTATTGTCATAAGAAAGATGGTTTAGTGCGTCCAAGTCGTGCTATCTGTTTAAAAGGTAATATATATTTGGCTAATAATCATTGCATACCTACTGAAAACTTTGAGATGACTATGGTACAGGCTCAAGGCAAAGATGGCACTAATTCTAATCTTAAATTTCTTGTTACAGAGAATGATATTATCAGATATCCTGATCTTGATTTGGCCTTTTTGAATATACGTTATATTCCACCCAAAAAAGACATAACTAGTCTTTTTAGTAAAGAAAGTTTGCGTGGAAATTATAATTGTGCTTACTTGGCTCGTAATCGAGATGGTACGAAATATACTGAAAATGTAAGAAATGTAGTTTATAACAAGAATTTTTATGTCTCAGAATTAGATCAAACATTGAAATTGTGGACAGGTGTTGTATCGAATCCTACCATAAATGGACATTGTGGGTCACTCTTATTGGCACATAGTGCTGTAGGCCCAATTGTTTTGGGTATACATGTACTAGGCGCTGCCACTGGCCACGTTGGTGCATTGAGTGTTACACATGAGATGATTACTAGAGGTATTGAAGCGTTTGGTTTAATTCACATTCAATCTGGACAACCTTTGTTGAGTTCTATAAGTGCCCCACGAGTACTGGGAGCTCTACATAAGAAGAGTCCTATTAGATATATTTCTGAGGGAACTGCAAACGTGTATGGTTCATTTGAAGGTTTTCGTCCTAATGGAAAATCTAGTGTGGAGAAGAGTTTGTTGCATGATGAGCTTATCACTCGTGGATATATATTAAAATACGGACCACCAGTTATGAAGGGATGGGAACCCTATTACAATGCAATTGTTGATATGGTCCGTCCTGTGACTCAACTTAATACACAAATTTTACAGGAGTGTGTTGAGACCTTTACTGCAGATATCTTACGAACGTTAACTACTCAACAATTGAGTGAAGTTCATGTTTATGACAATATTACTGCAATTAATGGTGCAGATGGTGTTTCTTATGTGGATAAAATGAATAGAAATACTAGTGCTGGTAATCCATGGAAGAAGAGTAAGAAATTTTTTATGCGGCACGTTCCATCGACAGCAACGTGCACAGATCCCATTGAATTTGATAAAGAAATCATGGATAGAGTAGATGCTTGCATTGCTACTTATAATCGTGGTGAACGTTTTCATCCTGTTTTTTGTGCTCATCTTAAGGATGATCCTATGACTTTTAAGAAGATTGATAGTAAGAGTACTCGTTTATTTACAGGTGCACCAGTAGATTGGTGTATTGTGAATAGAAAATACTTGCTATCTGTTATCCGTTTGGTTCAAAATAACAGATATCTTTTCGAGTCTGCTCCAGGTACTGTCGCTCAATCTTTAGAATGGGAGGAGATGCGTGATTATCTCACTCAATTTGGAGACAATCGTATGATAGCAGGTGATTACGCTAAATTTGACAAACGTATGTCCTCATTGATGATTATGGCGTCATTTGATATTATAATATCAATTTGTAGAGCTGCTGGTTATTCTCAAGAAGAGTTGCAAGTGGTACATGGACTTGCAGTAGATACAGCATACCCTACTGTTGATTTTAATGGTGATCTAATTGAATTCTATGGATCTAATCCGTCAGGACATCCTTTAACTGTTATAATCAATGGATTAGCTAATTCGTTATATATGCGTTACTGTTATCATATACTTAATCCAAATAAAGAGACTAAAACTTTCAAGCAAAATGTTGCTCTTATGACATATGGAGATGATAATGTAATGGGTGTTCATCCTCGAGCACCTTTTTTCAACCATACAGATATTCAAAAAACTCTGCAAGATATAGATATTAAATATACTATGGCTGATAAAGAGGCTGAATCAATTCCATATATTCATATTGACAATGTATCTTTTTTGAAACGCACTTGGCGTTATGATCGTGATATTGGTTTTCATGTATGCCCATTAGAACATGATTCTATTGAGAAAATGCTATTGATTAATGTGCAGTCTAAAACCATCACTCCAGAGGCTCAAGCTATTGCAGTTATATCGACAGCTTTGCGGGAGTACTTTTGGTATGGTAAACGCATTTTTGAAGAAAAGACATCACTTATGGTTGAATTAGTTTCAGCCTGTGATTTGCACATTTATGTGCAAGAATCAACTTTCCCAACTTGGGAAAAATTGCGAGATGAATTTCTTGCAGCATATCCTACAAAGGTTCGTTTTAAGGCGAATTCTGCGTAGTCAACAGATAGTTACTGACATATTTACAATTTTGTTATTATTGTAAAGTGTAGAGTGGATCTGTTGTGGTTTTCCTGCATGGGCGTTCCCCAAAATATCTTTTTAGATATGTGTTGCTGGACACAACAAAATAACACCTTGATGTTTGTATGAGTATATAGCATCATTGTAAATACTTTACTCACCAAAACTAATAATTCAATTAAGAGAGATTATCTCAAGGTCGATCGACAACCAGAAGTCGAACCTACAGTGGAGGAAACCACTAAATGTCTTAGTTGTAGTAACTTTTCATCGCTCTATACTGAGATTCCTTTGTCGGATGGTAAGAAGAAAGACTCATGTTGGAAGAGATTCTTCAACATGAGTTATTCATTGCAATCCAAAGATGAGTATTGGTTAGACATAGATGAGAAACGTGTGCCATTAACGCATAAGGAGTATGATAGACAAGTGTATTTACTTGCTCAACGAAAAGAAGATAAAGTTGATCCTATGTTTCACAAGAAGAAAATCACGTCCAAGAAAAAGAAAAGTCTTTTTGATCGTTTGTCCAGGCCTAAAGTGTATGCTATACAAAGTGCAGATGAAGTTCCCAGTGATTCTGTTACAGGATCAACCAGTAACCAAACAGATGAGGAGAATGTCAGTTTTCTCGATCAGAATCAGGGTCTCATTCAAGACATGTCTCAATTTACACATAATCTTGATGAGACAGAGTATTCACCTGGAGCTGAACTTGGAGAGTATCTGTCCCGCCCTGTGTTGATCCAAACACTTAATATGAATCTTACAGATACTACTGGTACTGTTACTCAATTTAATCCTTGGAATCAATATTTTAACACAACAGAAATTAAAAAGAAATTGGATTATTTCGCATTTATCAAGTGTGATTTACATATTAAGGTTGTGATCAATTCATCTCCTTTTTACTATGGGGGATATATTTTAACGTATAGACCTTTATCAGGATTGATTCAAGATAATATCATTACTGATGGTTTGGGTTCTCATAGAATTCCATATAGCCAGCGACCTCTAATTTGGTTGTACCCCCAATCTAATCAAGGTGGTGAAATGGTTTTACCTTTCTTCTATCATAAGAACTGGTTGGAAGCCACTTCAGCTACCGATCTTACAAATATGGGGCAGCTTAGCTATGTCTGTATTAACCCATTAGGTTCTGCAAATGGGGCCTCAGGTGCTGGAACAGAAGTTGAAGTTCAAGTATTTGCTTGGGCAGATAATGTAAAATTAATGGGCTTAACACAAAGTCTTGCAGTTCAATCTAAAGATGAGTATAGTGAAGGACCAATCTCCCAACCTGCTTCTGCTGTTGCTACAGCAATGGGCTATTTAGGAGACGTTCCAGTTATTGGTCCTTTTGCAACTGCAACAGGTTATGCCGCTACCGCTATTTCTAAAATAGCTTCATTATTTGGATTCACTAATGTACCAAATATAAACAATGTTCATGCATTTACCCAGAAGCCATTTCCAGCATTATCATGCACCCAGATATCTACACCTGTAGATAAGATGGCCCTAGATCCAAAAAATGAACTTAGTATAGATCCAAAGATTGTGGGTTTATCTGGAGAAGATGAATTGAGTATTTCCCACATCTGTAAGAAGGAATCATTCCTTGTGTCGTGTGCCTACACTACATCATTTACTCCTGGAACTACAATCTTTTCAGCTAATGTACAACCTGCATATTATGCTAAAGACTCTTCAGTTACTAGACCCCATTATAATATGCCACCAATGTCAAATTTGCAGAATATGTTTTCTTACTGGCGTGGTGATATTATCTTTAGGATTAAGGTCATTTGCACTAAATTTCATAAGGGACGATTGCGTATTACATACGATCCCGTAGGCAATACTAGTGTAACTCTACCCTCATTTCAGACTGCCTATACTAAAATTATCGATATAGGAGATACTCAAGATGTTGAATTTGTCGTACCATATTCCCAAGCAACAGCCTGGTTGAGATGTCAAAGTGATCCTTTTTCTGCAGCAGATACATTCTTTACTCCTACAAGTGGTGCAATTACTAAATACAACGGATTTGATAATGGAACCATTTCAATCACAGTTGTGAACAATTTGTCTGCACCTGTTGCATCCTCAAGTATATCAGTTAATGTGTTTGTACGAGGAGGAGACAATTTGGAGTTTGCCATGCCACGGAATTTACCACAAAATTATACTTATCTCGCCTTACAATCTCAAGATGAGGTTGATTATGATGCGCCTGATAGACATGTCGCTGGTCATCATGAGAATGCTGCGCATCCGTGTAGATATCTCATTAATATGGGAGAAAATATATCTTCATTAAGAACGCTATTAAGAAGGTCTGTTTACAATTATTCCGTCAATATGCCTGACGATACAACAAATGCTGTTGCACGTATGAGAAGTATTACCACCCGTATGCCTTTTTACTATGGTTATCAAGCTAGTGCATATTCCAATGCATTTGGTATTGTAGATCCAATTACGTCATATCCCTTTTCCTATGCGAAAAACATTCCTTTTACATGGATTGCTCCTATGTTTGTAGGGTGGCGGGGATCTATGATTTGGCACTATAATACAGATTCCACAGCCAATAAGGCACAATTAGGATCTACACGAATCGCTCGCGTTCAAGGTGCCTTTAATCGAGGAAATTTTTCTGAAATATCCGGAGTCACTGCTGCTGCATTATCTTCAGCGCGTTACCAGTATCTTGTCAGTGCACAAGATGCGGGTACATCAGGTGTTTGCTTAACAAACCCTGTTACCTCTACAGCTCAGTCTGTATCTTTACCTGATTATAACAGGTACAAATTTCACTTTGTTGATCCTAGAAATTGTTTCACAGGATCATCATCAGATGATACCAATCTGGATGCTATAGTATATCAAGCTACTACGTATCCAACAGTTACCCAATCTCCAAAAAATATCATTATTGATAAATATGTGAGTATAGGAACGGATTTCAACTTTTTATTTTGGCTAAATACGCCAACGTTGCAATATATTCCTGCAGTAACACCTTCTTAGGAAGTAAAATTAAAAATATACCGGTGCGGTCGGTGTATTCTTTCAATAAGTTTCAAAACTACCCTTTGCCATGTTAAGTCATAGAGAGGTTAATGTACATTAAGTTGTGTGTTTTGAGATCGAAAGTTTTAAAACTTCGTAGACATAGTCTCGAGGTGGTCGTTAATATTACATTATATGTAGATGTTTGCTGGCCCCTTGGGGGCAGGTGTTTACTATGTATAAATCGTAACATTTTCATGCCACTGTCGAATAAACCGTAC